GAGTTGGAACCTCGAACGTTGTTCAGATTCGTACCCGACGCCCGCACGGTCTCATCAACGGTCTGTTTATTCGAGTTGACGACGCCAAGGACCAGTACGGCGTAGACAGCCCCGTCTACAACGGAACCTTCCAAGTAACCGTGATTGACTCGTTCAACCTCACTGTTATTTCCCAGCAACCTATTGTTGAGCCGGTCGTCTACGGATACCCGAGACTCCACGTTGACGCTTGGACAAACGGTGCTATTCGTTCCGGTATGTTCGACTTCCAGAACGGTATGTTCTACGAGTTCGACGGTCAGAAGCTCTACGCAGTTCGTCGTTCTTCGACTCAGCAGATTGCCGGAACGTTCGCCTGCCTGCAGGGTTCCGAGAAGGTATTTGGCACCAACACGGCGTTCGAGACGCAGCTGAATGTTGGCGACTACATCGTCCTTCGTGGTCAGTCATATCGCATTGCTGACATTGAGTCAAATGACCGTCTTACGATTAAGCCCGAATACAAGGGTGCTTCTGGTACAGAACGTGAATTTGACCCAAGCACTGTTGTAAATACGACCACAGATACCTTCACCATCCTGAGCCACGGGTACACCCAAGACCTTCCTGTGGTCTACAACTCAATTGATGGTGAGCCGGTTGGTGGTTTGGTAAACGGACGTACTTACTACGTTGAGGTTCTGACAAGCAACACCTTTAAGCTGAAGGCAAGCCCAGACGCCGGAACTACCGTAAACCTTTCTTCGCAGGGGACAACAACAGTCCACTCGTTTACTCCTGCTAAGACGGGCATTATTGGTACGTTGACTGTTGACACCAAGATTCCTCAGGAAGATTGGAGTTTGGACCCCTGTAACGGAACTGGTCCTACTGGCTACAACCTTGACCTGTCCAAGATTCAGATGGTTTACATGGACTACTCGTGGTACGGTGCCGGTAAAATTCGATTCGGCTTCAAGACCGTCGAAGGTCAAGTTAAGTACGTACACGAGTTCACTCACAACAACCAGTTGTTTGAGTCCTACTTCCGCTCTGGTAACTTGCCAGCTCGTTACGAAGTCACAACCTTTGCGAACCCGACATACATCCCGTCGCTGTTCCACTGGGGTACTTCGGTCATCATGGACGGTGAGTTTGACGACGACAAGGCGTACTTGTTCACCAAGTCAAGCCAGACTCTTAACATTGGTGGTACGACCTCTAAGACATTTGGTTCAAATGCTCTGAGCAACATCACTGATGTTATCAACATTCCGTCACATGGTTTCTCTGATGGAGATGCTGTTCAGTTCTTGGGACTTGGTTCAAACGGTCTGCCTCAGAACAACAACCAAAACCCACGAACCCAGTACGTAGGGTCTTACTATCCGTATGACTACCTAATCAACGAAACCACGTACTACATCAAAACTGTTGATGATAACAACATTGCTCTGGCGTTCACCGAAGCTGATGCTACGAGAAGTGAAGTTCCCATCACTAGCATCTCAAAGTCAAACTACTTGGTAACTGTTGACACGAATGGCAGCCACAATCTACAAGTAAATGATTACGTGTTCATTCGTATTAGCCCTCAATACACGAACTACCTTGCTTACTCTGGGGTAGTCCGAGTGTCTCAGATTGTTGATGCCAACACATTTAGGTACTACCAATACAGCTACCAACGTAGTTCCAGCACCATCAGCAACCCGCAGAACTCGTTCTTCCAGCGGAACATTATCAACTTCTACAACAGTGGAAACTCGCAGTCCACTTACAAGTTGTCTCCGCAAGGTTCGTTGAACAATACGTCTGGTACTAACTACCAGCCACTCATCTCTATCCGACTGAGCCCCTCGGTTTCAGAAGGTTTGACGGGTGCATTGGGTGACCGAGACGTTATTAACCGAATGCAGTTGCGTCTGCAGGAAGTTGGTGTTCAGACCAACGAGTTGATTGATGTGAAGATTCTTCTGAATGGACGACTCAATAACTTGAACTTCATCGCTGTAGAATCACCATCGCTGGTTCAAGTCGTGGAGCACACATCAAATGACACCATTTCCGGTGGTATTCAGGTGTATAACTTCAAGGCATCTGGTAACAACGGTGTTGAGCAGTCAACTAACGTTGATGTGAGCGACTTGTTTGAGCTCTCAAACTCCATCCTCGGAGGTGACTCGGTGTTCCCGGACGGGCCCGACATCCTCACCGTGGCGGTTGCTCGTCTGACCGGTCAAGAAACATTGGCCTCAGCGAAACTGTCATGGGGCGAGGCTCAGGCGTAAGGAGAGGCGCAGATGGCTATTCAAAGACTTGCTGCGGCAAGGCCACAAGCAAATGTCGATACAGGCATGGTTACATTTACGGACAGCTATTTGGTGTCCGTGGTTGTCACCAACATCTCACCTTCGGCAACCCCAATTCCTAGAGTAGCCATTTTCATTGTTCCCTCAGGAGCGTCAACAGAAGGTTCCTACGTTTACCTTGCAAATAATCTAGACATCGGTTTCGGGCAAAGTTTTGAGACTTTTAGATTTGCTGTAAACCCGGGTGACGGTCTATTTGTTAGGTCTTCTCAGGCTACGGTGTCTTTTAGCGCTTATGGTCTTCTCCAAGACGATGCAATTGGTCAAGGAGATTTGTCTCTTACGTTTACAAACAAAGTTATTCGTGGCGTAGACAACACTCTTTACTTAGACATCGGGGATACTGCAGACCGACGCTCTGATGCCGAGGTTGGCTATGTCCGCTTCAATACCGAGTACAGCGCCCTTGAGGTTCTGACAGGTAGCGAATGGGAGCTTGTTGGTACCGGAACTGGGGACGGAGCTACTGGACCGACTGGACCTACAGGTCCCATCGGTGACACGGGACCAACCGGTCCTGAAGTAACCGGTCCCACCGGACCCACCGGGCCCACTGGACCTTCTGGAGGACCAACAGGACCAACTGGAGCCACAGGACCAACAGGCCCGGGTGGCGGTGCAATTGACGTTGCCAACACAACAGATACAACAACCTTTGTTGGTCTTTATGAGGACGCCACCGGAACCATTGGTGGTAAAACAAACTCTGGAATTGTGTACAACGCCAGTACAGAGGTTCTTACGGTAACGGCAGTCGAGACGGGTTCAATCAACGCTCCGTCTAGTTTGACCGGTACCTACACCCTCACATCACCTACAACCATCACGCTGGACCCAGTTGATGAAATCATCAACGATGCTCCGATGAAGCTGGTCAGTAAGACAGTCCTTGAGCTGTCAACCTTGGTATCAAGTGCGGGTTCTATCGTCTACTGCACAGATGAAACTGGCGGACCAGTTCTTGCTTTTTATGACGGTACTGACTGGCGGAGGGTGACCGACCGAGCGGTGGTCCAGTAATGTCTGACGAGTTGCGGGAGTACACAGTTACCGCACCAGACATGGATATCACAGATTCCATCTGGGACGACCTGCTCACTGATGCGCCAACTCCTGACACAATCCCCGACAGGTCAGTGGAAGTAGCTAACGAGCGTACAAACAATCCTCGCAACACTTCTTACTTTCTTACTGATGCTGAAGCCGAGGCTCTTCGTCAGGACCCTCGTGTAGAGGCTGTAGAGAATGTCTCCGAAATCCCCGTGCGAAAGCGTGCTTTTCTAGACGGAAATTTCAACAAGCTAACAACCCAGACCGGAGAAAAGCAGAACTGGGGCCTGCTGCGTCACATTAATGCGACGAATGTTTTTGGGACTTCCACTTCTGACCCCGGTGGAACTTATGATTATGTTCTAGACGGCACGGGAGTAGATGTCGTAATTGTTGACAGCGGAATTCAAGCTGACCACCCCGAGTTCGAAGATGCTGAAGGTAACAGCAGGATTCAGCAAATTGATTGGTATACCGCCAGTGGCGTTTCTGGTTCAATGCCAGCAGGGTTCTACGTTGACTACGACGGACACGGAACTCATGTTGCCGGAACAGTGGCAGGCAAAACTTTCGGCTGGGCAAAGAATGCCAATATTTATGTCATTAAGTTGGCTGGCCTTGAGGGTGCGTCAGACCCTGTAGGAGGCATGAGCGCTGCAGACGCTTTTGACTGCATCCTTGGGTGGCACAACAATAAAACCAATGGAAACCCCACGGTTGTTGTGAATAGTTGGTCGTACATCATCTACTGGGATGAAGCGACCGACGAACTTACTTACAACGAAGTCACTTACTATCCGGTAACAGGTGGTTCCTATCAAGGTGTACCGCATAGCGATACAACAAAGGACACTGCTAAGGGTTTAACTGGTCAACAAGTTGATACAACACTTTTTGTTTTCAATCAGAGAGTCGCCTCAGTAGATGCTGATATTGCCTCAATGATTAGTGCTGGAATTGTTGTGTGCAACGCTGCTGGCAATGGCGGTCTGAAGCACGATGTGTCCGGTGGAGTTGATTACGATAACTACGTGACAGCCACCGGTCTGTCAAACTTCTACTACCACAGAGGTGCCTCTCCTTCCGTTAACGGCTCTTCTGGATTTGAGGTTGGCTCATTCGGTACAAACTTCATCGGTGGTGTGGAGGCAAAGTCTGTTTACAGCGATGCTGGCCCCGGAGTAAATATTTATGCCGCTGGGGACAGAATTATTAGTGCTTACAGCATTACCAATGCAGATTCTGCCAGCAATCCTTACTACTTAGACAATGGGTATTACCAGCAGGTTCTTTCCGGGACTTCCATGGCTACTCCTCAGGTAGCCGGAATGTGTGCCCTGCTTTTCCAAGCTCACAGGGACTGGACACCTGCTCAGGTTGTTGGCTGGATGCAGGGAAATTCTAAGACTATCCTGCACACCACGGGCCTCAGCGATGACTACTCCACCACAAACAGCGTGTACGGCGGACCAAATAGGATTGCTTACCTGCCAATGGCTGGTCAAAGACCATTTTCCCTAAGTGAAGTAGCATAAAGTCAGGGTTGGGTATAGATGATGTGTAGTAAACTAGATAATAGATTTCCTAGGAAAGTGACGGTGGCTGTCTAATGGCTGTAACTCGTATTGGGGCTGCTAACCCCCTAGCCAACACGCCTACTGCTCTGCCTGCAGTTACTACCACGGGTGTGGCCTCTGTCATTGCTTCTAACACCGAATTTGCGGAGGCTGCCACCACTATCTACGTTCAGCCGGTAAACACCGTTGATGAATCGAGTCGTGTCTATCTCGCTGCCAATCTAACTATTCAGGCTGGTCAGAGCTATGAAACTTTCCGTTTTGGTGTTCAGTCTGGTGATGTTGTCTATGTAGAGGCCAACACACCAGATGTGTACTTTTCCATGTCTCTTGTATATGAGACAGCTGGCGTAGACACTGTTTTCTATCAAGAGACTCAACCGGGGTTCCCGGAAGTTGGTCACATCTGGGTAAAGCCAAGCACCGGAGAAGTTTATTTCTACACCAACGACAACGGATGGTCCCAGCTTGCGTACATTGGTGAAGGACCAACTGGGCCTACTGGACCTGTTGGCCCTCAAGGCCAGCAAGGCATTACTGGTCCTCAGGGTTCTGGCGTAAACATTCTTGGAACATACTCCACTCTCCAACTCCTTCAGTCAGACAACCCGCTGGGGAACATCGGTGACGGATACATTGTTCAAGAAGACCTTTACATCTGGTCAGACCTAAACCAAGAGTGGGCTAGCGCTGGTCCGATTGTCGGACCAACGGGACCAACCGGTGCCACGGGTTCAACTGGACCAACGGGTGCAGATTCAACAGTTACAGGTCCTACTGGTCCCACTGGTCCTTCTGGTGGGCCTACTGGCCCAACGGGGGCAACTGGACCAACGGGACCAACTGGTCCTACAGGTGCAGACAGCACTGTTGTCGGTCCTACAGGGCCTACCGGTGCAACTGGTCCTACAGGGCCGGATGGTCAGCTCGGGGCAACTGGGCCTACCGGGCCCCAAGGAGACGATGGCATTGTTGTCTCAGCAACCGCACCAGCGAATACGGATGTTGTCTGGGTAGACACAAGTGTTGCGGGCAGCTATGGGGTTTTCCAGCCAGTGCAGAATGTCTTCTTCCACAACCCAAATACAGCAAACAGCGGTGTTTGGACTATCGCTTTTGATGCAGCAGATACTTTTGGCGGAACCGTAGCGAGTGCTGGAACACAAAATGAGTACATCGAGTGGAATGTGTCTGTCATCCCCGGAACATACACGCTAACCCTTATTCACGATGAGGCTGGCGACCGTGGCATTTACACCGCATCTATTGATGGAACAGATGTTGGAACTATTGATGGTTACAACGCATCCGCTGGTCCTGCTCTCGATGAGATTACTTCAATTTCTCTAGCTCAAAACAGCATTGTCCCAGTGAGATTTACTATGGCTACGAGAAACGCCAGTAGCTCTAACTACTACGCCAGTATTTCTGGATTTACTCTGACAAGGACGGGCGACTAATGAGTGTAGTCAGACGATATAACAACAGTACAAGCGCTTGGGAAGCTGTTGCCATTGGTGACCTAGGGCCGACGGGACCGACTGGTCCCTCGGTCACTGGTCCGACTGGTCCCATTGGAGAGACTGGGCCCACCGGTCCAAGTGGTGGTCCGACGGGGCCAACAGGGCCTACAGGCCCCACGGGCGCAGACGGTCCTACAGGTCCCCTAGGCGACACAGGACCTGCGGGTCCGACAGGGGCTGACGGACCTACTGGTCCCACCGGGCCTCAGGGTGAAGATGGCACTGCCGTAAACCTCAAGGGAGAAGTTGCCACAACAGGGGATTTGCCCGGTAGCGGTGTCGCTGGAGACGCTTACGTTGTAGAAGCGGACGGCGAACTGTACGTCTGGGACACAACCACTTCTCAGTTCCTCAGCATTGGTTCAATCCTAGGCCCCACCGGGGCTACAGGACCTACAGGCCCATCTGGTGGACCAACGGGTCCTACGGGTGCGACAGGTCCCACCGGACCGTCTGATGGTCCAACAGGACCAGAAGGACCTACTGGACCAACGGGTCCTACGGGTGCGACAGGCGCTCAAGGTGCGGACTCGACTGTTACTGGCCCCACAGGTGCAGACGGTCCTACGGGTCCGACTGGTCCCACTGGCCCCGCAGGTCCTGCAGGAACTACCACTTTTACGGGTCTGGATGAGGTTACAAACGCTAACAAGGGCTATGACGAAGCTGCTCTTCCTGCGATTGCTCAGCTCGTCGTGACACCTAACGGTACTAATGGGTATCAATTCAACAGTCACTACAGCGGAGACAACCCAGACGTTTATGTCCTTGGTGGGGCCACAATCGCCTTTAAATTGAGTGGTCTTACTAGCCACCCCTTCAGGATTCAGGAAGACACTGGTTCTGGGTTCGCCAACATCTCTAGTGGCCTAATCCACGTTGACACAGACGGAACCGTGAACGTGGATGTCAACGCTCAGGAGCAGACCTCAGGTACGGTTTATTGGAATGTTCCGGTAACTGCTGCCACAAACGGCTACCGATACCAATGCAGCATTCATACCGCTACCATGGTCGGGAACCTAGTTCACAAGGCTCTTAGCGCTATTTAGCCCATTTCTCTCCGCCAACTGTTATAGTGGTCTTGCCACTGCAGATGGAGAGAAATAATGACCCAGCTCCCCAATTGGTTCGCCAACGACGGGCAAGCAAATTTTCATGCCCACCTGAGCGAACTATCTTCCACACCAATTAGAGCTCTACAAATTGGTGCTTACACGGGGGATGCAAGCTTGTGGATGTATTTTAATCTTCTCAAGCACCCCGACTCTGTTCTTATTGATGTTGACACTTGGGAGGGTTCAGACGAGCCGGTACATCATGGGATGAACTGGGGTTCCGTAGAGACTGTCTACGATGCAAAAACCCAGAAGGCTCGTGAAGAAAGAAAAATTGTCAAGTTTAAGGGAACCAGCGACTGGTTCTTCAAGAACAATCAACAGTTTTTTGATTTTATCTATGTAGACGGAGACCACACCGCTCCTTCTGTTATGAGAGATGCCGTTCACTCTTTTGATTGCTTGAAACCCGGTGGGATTATTGCATTCGATGACTACCAGTGGTCCGCCGGTCTCGGGGTTTCGAAAGAGCCCAAGGCAGCTATTGATGCTTTCTATCTAACTCATATGGAGAGATTGGAAGTCTTAGTCAATGACTACCAATTTTGGATAAGAAAGACGATGTGACAATGGAAGAGAAAAAGCCGTACAAATTTGTTGTCGTTGGTGGTGGGACTGCGGGTTGGATTTCTGCTCTCTATCTTCGCTACAAATCTCCCAGCTCAGAAATCACTCTGGTTGAGTCAGATTCAATTGGCGTCTTAGGTGCTGGAGAGGGAACTACTCCGCCGTTTATGCATTTCCTAGAGAGTGTTCAAATACCGTTGTCACGGTTGGTTCAGGAAACAAGCACGACTATCAAAAATGGAATCAAGTTTGTCAACTGGCAAGGAGCCGGTGATTATTACTATCACGGGTTTGCTGCTAGTGAGGAAGTCGGCTTAAGCGCTTTTGACAATCACCAATATCTCTTTGACACTTCCATGCTCTTTGCTTATGGAGAAGCAACTGGAAAATCATTTTCCGACTACAACTACATAGACAGACTCTGTGAGCAGAATAAAGTTCCATTCCATCTCCACCCAGAGTATGAGAGTCAGGCCATTCCTGACCCAATTTTCAAGTATCTCTACAATGCAAATTATGCGGTTCACTTTGACGCAATTGCCCTAGCTGACTTCTTCAAAAAAGTGGCTACGGAAGAAAGAGAAATCATCCGTATCGAGGGGAAGGTAGTCGGTGAGACAACTAACTCAGGCGGTGAGATTGAGTCTCTTCAGTTGGAGTCTGGAGAGAGCATCGAGGGAGATTTCTTCATTGACTGTACTGGCTTTGCGAAAAGACTAATAGGTGGTCTTTACGAGAGCGAGTGGGAAGACCACTCCAAATACCTAACTGTAGATTCAGCAATGCCGTATTTTCTGCCAGTTGACCCCAACAACTTGGCTTCCTACACAGAGTCAACAGCCATGAAATACGGCTGGTCGTGGAAGATTCCTCTGCAGCACAGGTACGGCTGCGGCTATGTCTTTGATTCAAAGTATCTAACTGATGAAGAGGCTAAGGCAGAAATTATCGAGTTCTTAGGTGAAGAGCCTGTGTGGCCCCGAGAGAAGTCCTTCAAGTTCTCCCCGGGGTACTACAAGACCCCATGGACAAAGAACTGCCTTGCCGTAGGTCTCTCAAGTGGTTTCATAGAGCCACTTGAGGCTACGTCAATTTGGGCCACTATTCTTCAACTAAAGCACGCTCTCAAAGACATGGCTTTAGTTAAGAACAGAAATCAAAAGAGTATTGACGAGTTCAATAACTATTCTTGCCGAATCAACGACAGCATTTTCAACTTTGTCTATCTCCATTACATGGGCGGTCGTACAGACACTGAATTTTGGAAGCACTACCAGTCAGATTCGAATACTCCGCCTCGGTTAAAGTCTATTCTTTCGACTTGGGAATACAGGCTCCCCCGTTACACGGATTTTGAAGGAGATATTTTCCTTCTTGAAAGTTGGCTCTCTGTTGCAAAGGGAGTTTCTAAAGTTAATGACAAGACATACAAACAACTTTATGAAGACAATGATATTCCAGAGCACATCGAAAATGATTATAAATTTTTGATGCAAGTTCAAGAAGAGCATCTAGACATAGCCACCCCTCACGGTAAGTTTCTGGCTGACCTTGGGCAGGCATCGCAAGTACGGCAAGCGTGATATAGGAGACAATGATGAAAGCTGCTATCTACACAATCGCACTCAACGAGTTACAGTTTGTTGAGCGTTGGTACGAGTCAGCAAAGGATGCGGATTACCTGCTAATTGCTGACACTGGGTCTACAGACGGGACGGTGGAGAAGGCTCGTGAGTTGGGTATCAATGTTGTCGATGTGCGGGTTAGTCCTTGGCGATTTGACGACGCACGCAATGCGGCGCTCGCTGCACTTCCTCTCGACATCGACATGTGCGTGTCCCTTGACATGGATGAAGTCATCACTCCCGGATGGAAACAGGTTCTAGAAGAAGCTTGGGAGAAGGGCATCAACCGCCCTCGTTACAAGCACATTTGGTCGTGGAACGAAGATGGCACGCCCGGGCTTGAATTTTCTTACGACCACATTCATGCTCGTAAAGGCTTCCGTTGGCGGCATCCGGTACATGAGTGCATCTACTCATATGGCATTGAAGAGATGCAGGGTTGGATTGACGGTCTAGAGACCCATCACCACCCCGACAACACTAAGAGCAGGTCTCAGTACTTGCCGCTTCTTGCGCTTTCGGTTAAGGAAGACCCCTACAACGACCGCAACGCTTTCTATTACGGTCGTGAGCTCTACTTCTACGGTCAGTACATGGAAGCAGCAGCAGAGCTGAAGAGGCACTTGGAACTACCTACAGCCCATTGGAAGCCAGAGCGTGCTGCCTCAATGCGGTTTATTGGTAAGTCCCTGCCCGCCGAGGCAGAGCATTGGTTTAGAAAGGCTGTTGACGAAGCCCCCGGTCGTAGGGAGCCTTTTGTTGACCTTGCAAAGCTCTACTACGGTCGTCAGGAATGGCGTCAGTGTCTAGACGCAGCCGAGAGCGCCTTGGAGATTAAAGAAAAGCCTTTGGAATACCTTTGCGAGGCTGAATCATGGGGTGCAGCACCGTGGGACTACGCTGCAATCGCTGCGTACAACCTTGGAGAGTACGAAAAGGCCGCCGAGTACGCTCGTAACGCCGTAGAACTTGAGCCAGACAACGAACGAATGCAGAGCAACCTAGTTTTCTGCGAAAAGGCAGCCGGAGCTAGTATTACTTCTTAGTTTTCTTAGCTCGGGCCTTTTCCTTGGCCCTTATTCGGGCTTTGCGGTCACGCTCTTTCTGCTTCTTCTCTTCTCTCTGCTGGCGGTCAAGCTGGTAGGCATGGACAGCGTTGACACTGGTCCTGCTACGCCATGAGAAGTGGCATACGGTGCAAGTCACAATCTTGGCGGTAGTCCAACGACCACCACCAGAAAGTTCTTGAGTACTGGTTTCTAACTTAGAGGGACGAGCACTGCAATAGGGACAGTGAGGGAATCTACGCCTTCTAGTTTCCTCCCCTTTGTAAGACACGGAGAGAGCTCTGCGGATTTCGACTTCATCCTTGCCGCCCCAGATGCCCCAAATTTGTCGATGCTCTAGCGCCCACTGCAGACACTGAGCTCGAACTGGGCACGAGTAGCACAAGTTTTTCGCTTCTGTGCGCTCGTTGGCTTCTTTCGAGAAGAACCATTCTCGGTTCTCACGAAATTGGGGTTTGGAGCACAAAGCATCCGACTGCCACTTCAGGTTGTCGGCAGGTTTCCACACGCCACCATAATAGTAGATTAGACGAGATAAATCCGGGATATTGGACTAGTTTTGTATAATTTCCACCCAAGTGGTTGGTAGAGATTGGTCTACATAGTCGCCATACTCGGTTTCGCCATCTTCATCGCAGGCGAAAAGTTGGGTGTCTCCATCTACATACCCTGAGTATCCAAAGTCCCACAGAGCCCCTTCTAGGGCTTTAAAACCGTCTCCCAGCGAGTCCACTACACCGTCTCTCTGGAGAGTCGAGGCTAGGGCTCTAAGCACGATTTCGTTGTCGGATTCAACGTGGTCGTGGGTGACGTACACGAGGTCTGAATGGTTCTCCGAGAAGTAGCCCTCGCCCTCCCAGTGGGACCAAAGGGACTCTCCCAGACGAACGTCTTTCACTTGCCTACTCTTCTTCTGACTCTTCTAAGTCGAAGTGGGCCTCTGTGTTTCGGCTCATTGTAGAAATTTTTTGATTGGTGAAAGAGTCTGCTTCTGGGTCACGAAGTTCGTAAATCCCAGAGATAGTGATTTTCCCGCACTGAGAGCAAACTTCTACGGTCTGGGTGTTGTACTTCTGAGGGATGTCTACACCCTTTAGACGCATGAGAATGTTCCCATCATCGTCGCAGCTTTCGGGTTCCCACTGAGTATGGTCTTTAAGCCAACACGCTTCACATGTTGGCAGTGGTGCCATAACCCGTTCTGCGCTCATGCTTATATTCTACCTGTTTGGCGAGTATGGGATTGTCTTAGGAATGTTTATTTTGCTTTTTCCACGCATTGTTCTGCGCTCCCTAGGGGTCAGCCCTCCCCACATACCGTGGAGTTCGTTTTCTATTCCCCACAGTGCGCAATCATTTTGATGGACGCAGGTGTTGCAGATTTTCTTCGCTTGTCGGTAGTGGTCTGAGGGGAAGCCAACCCTTTCGGGGTCGTCTGCGTCTTTGTTGAAGAAGATTTCAACTCCGACTTCTCGACACTTAGCCTCATCGAATTCCCATGGCATCTTCCTCATTACGAAGTTATTCTCCTGTCGCTAGCTTCCCTACTTCATAACCGCAACCGGCATAACCGGCAATGTCAACCCAAGTGTCTGGTTGGAACCCTGACTTAGAAACAAATCGAGCAAGTTTCACACCGACCATCGCCATGGCAACTTCTTCGGCTGTTATTTCCCGCTCAAAAAGAACGGACCAGATTTTTGCAATCCTTGTCAGATTCTCTTCTGGTCCGCCGTACTGAACATCTCTATCCCCTGCGATAATCCGTGCCGCTTCTCTGAGAGCCTCGACACGGGGGAGAACGGGTTCTGGTGCTGGTGTCGTTTTGTCATCGTCTGACATCTTTTATCCTTGCTATTACTTCGGCTGTGTACTGGTGGTCGCTAGAGATATCGGAGCTTTCAGACACAACAAGCTCGTAATCAATTTTGTGTGCTGGAGGGTTTTCTTCGTACTCTTCGTCATCATCTTCAAAGTCAAACTCGTCAGAGATTTCAAGAAACTTTGAGATGGCTGCATCAGCACGCTCTTTCAGTTCTTGATAGCTGTCACCCTCAACTACAAACTTCAGCGTGGCTGTTGTGGTCATGCTGAGACCAGTTTCTCCAGTTTGTCAGGCGGGTAGTGCGCTCCATCAAGAGTAGGAGTTTTTCCGTCGTTGCTCTTGATGATGACATCACCGTAGCGAACACCCACAACTACGCCTTGGCGTCCGTTGTGGAGAGTCCCTATGTCTCCTGAGAAAGCGTCTGCTCTAACACGAACAATCTCCGAGACTCGGATATCTCCCGGGCGTGCTGGAATCCAGACTTCGCCTTTCTTATCCTTTACAAAAGCGTGACCTAGGGCCAGCTTAGAGAACATCTCGATTGCTTTTTCACGGTGCTCATCTGTCAGTTCCATCTCGTCAAAGACTTCGATGAGCTTTATGGTTGCGTCGCCTACAGGCTTTCTTACACGAGCAGCCTGCAGTTGCTCCTTAATCCACTTCATATCAAGGTTGCCCATTTTGGCTCCTTTCTTATTTGATTGTACTGGTTGGGGTTATGGAAGTAAAGGATTCGAGGAAGAGACGATGATGTCTCCGCTCAAAATCCCTCTTAGTTCGTTGGAAACCTCATCCCATGTCGGAATGTTGTTCATATAACTTTCTTTCTGGAACGAGGCAAGTTTGTATCTTTCGGTGTGACTCATCTCCTCGACAGAAGTCGCTAGATAAGACCACTCCGCTCCCATGTGGCTGGTACGCCTCCAGTCCGTAATGACCGGCACATCCATGCTGAGCGACTGAGCGAGCAGCGGGGACCACCAAGGCTGCCCCTGTCGGTAGACCGAGATGAGAGAACCAATAGACCCTCGAACTCTGTCAATTACGTCTTGCTCTGTCTCAGACCTCTTACTTTGAGCAAGGACAACTTTCTGGGTCAGCTGCTCTCTGGTGCTCCTAAGCCAAACCGTGTTGGTTGCGTCGGCTGTCCAGTAGTTGCTCTGGGTTGCGTTCTCCGTACTGACGTAGTTCTTTTCAAACAGCCAACTGTCTGGAACAAGAGAGATAAGACTGTTTGCACCCATGACCAAGCTGTCTTGGTAGATAGTCCTACTCTCCGACCACGGGAACGCTGGGTAGTAAGTGTGAGGCCACTTCTTACTGTGAAGAAACGCTATAAAACCGTTGACCTCGTTCTGCAGCTGGTTGCTAGCTACAAAGTCCGAATAGTTTTTCCTTCTGCTAAAGAAATCCTTCGTCAGGTCTGACTTCCCAGTACGACAAGAGTTAATCGACGCTTGAAGTTTGTGCGGCTCCGGGGCGTCAATAAACATCTCAAGATTGCCGAGTTTCCATGCTCTGTAAGCGATGGCAAATGCTGGGTAGACCTTGTAAGCAGTGACGCTGGTGGGAGGAGCGATGCCTACGAGAACTTTGTCGTACTGCTCAAGCTCTTCCATCGACATGTCTACAGATGGCCTTAGAACAAACGTAACGTCTGCGTCAGCGTGTACTAGAGACTCGTAAAGGAAGTTTGCAAAAGTCGGTTTACCGAAAGTGGTCTGAGAGGCTGTGGAACCTGTAATCAGTACCTTCATATCTGTCCTTATCTATTCATAACCAGAGAAGCCGCCCAATCCGAAGACTGGACGGCTCCTCTAACCATTCGTTATGTGTATATACGGGGTGTATATACAGCTTAGAAGGGTGCAGCAGGTGCTGCGCTCGGAGCCGACTCAGCCGTAGTCGGTGCCGGTGCCGCAGGAGGCGGTGGTGCCGCTGCGGGAGCTGGTGAGGCAGCCGGAGCAGCCGCAGTCTGCGGAGCAGCAGCCGTCTGAACTGGGTAGTAGTTCTTGATTTCGTTGCGCTTCTGACCGTTGTAGGTCCGAGAGCCAATCTGACCACGGAACTTACGACCGGCAAGAGCCTGCTCAATCTGAGCGTTGGTCGGGTTCGAGTCGAAGAACTCCTTGCCAAGACCCATAGCTGACATCTTTCGGAAGAAGATGCCAAGTGCCGTTGGGTTGTCGGGAGAGACAACGAGGTTGTCCCAGACAAGGCGCTTGGCGTGAGGACCAGCCTCAACCTGCGTCTTGACGCTGAACATGGTCTTACCCGATTGGGTGACCTTGGCGACTCCCTCGACAACTACGAGTTCGTAGTCCCCGTCCGGGAGCGGTTCATAATTGTTGTTGGTCTCGCCTGCATCCTTGATGAGGTCGGACCAGTTGAGGGTGCTCATGCTGATACCTCTTCCTTCTTCTTGTTGTTGGTGCTTTCAGCCTGAGTACTTTGCCTCGGGCCAAAAATGGTGTCCAGCATTACCTCAATGCTGAGGTTCTGCTGTTCTACGACAGAGCCCAGTCGTCCCTGAACTCGTTCTCCCGCCTCGTAGTCCGCTGTGCGCTCGACGTACATACGGCGAACTTTGTGCGGGGGCTGAAGTGGGTCTTCGTTGGGGAAGTTCTCGATAGTCAGGGCACCGAGAATGTCGTAGAAGTACGGTGCCTGAATGGCGAGCTGCCCCTGTAGGTAAGGACGGTGCTTTCCGTCCTGAGTCACCCGAGACATCGCAGTGAGAACAACAGCCTCAAGCGGTGTGGTCGGGTGCATCGTGAGGTCACGAAGGTCACGAAGAAGACCGCCCATGTGGCGAAGGAGTTCGCCCCACTGCTGCATCTTCATTTGTTCGTTGCCTGCGATGCTGTCCATGCACTTGACCTGCAACTCCGAGATGGAGTCGATAATCAAGGACTTGAACTGATGCTTGCCAGCCTGAAGCCACTGGTAGGTCTTGAGAACCGTGTCGTAGTCACGAACCGTAACCACGCAGGTGTCCCAAGTGCCATCAGCAACAGGAGGCTCTTCCCTAAGCGGGTCCCAGTACTTCACGTTGATAGGGAGGAACCTGTGTCCACCCTCAACGTCAAGCATGAGTCTCGGATAGGGAGCTGTGACGGCGAAGGAGGACTTACCCACCTTTGATTCGCCATACACCATGACGGTCAGAGACCGCTGGATTTCACTCATGCGTCACTCGCTTCCTTTTGTTTCTTGTGTTCCGTAGTAGGCGTATGGGTCCGCCTCCTCGAACATTTCGCTAATTGCTTGCTCAGCCGCACTTCCATCGTCAACCAATGTGCAGACGTTGAAGAAAGGGCACTTCCACTTGCAATCACGACTAGGCCGTGGGTACGCATGGAACGCTGGGCTCTCCCCCTCGTCCAAGGCTTTGCGAACCCGCATTAGGTCAGCAATGGTGCCGTGGATGCGGTCCCAGAAGGACCTCAAGGTGAAGATGTTGTGACGGACCTCAATCTGGTCGTAGAAAGGGGGCCGTGCATTGGCGGTGCGCTTCACCTTTTTGAGCATGGTGAAGATGCCACCGTCAGAACGATTCTTCTCGTCTTCCTTAGTGGATTCGAGAAGCATGTAAGTCATAATCTGCTCATTCATCGGAGCGAGATTGGCGAAGTCACTAAGTGACCCACCGACGGTCTTGAAGTCACGGAACATCCGGGCTCCATCCAACTTGCGAACAACTCGCATGTCTAACTTGCCTGTCAGTTCGACTTCCCCGTTGAAGAGCGGAGCAGTGATTTGCTCTTCTGTCGAGACCATCTCAAGTTCAGCGTCAATGCCGTTCTCTTCGACCCACTGAAGGTAGCCGTCGAGCATGATGTGTCCAAGCTCTGCTTCCTTCTCAAGTTCTGATACATCTTTGAACTCTTCAAGAAGGAGAGCCTTCTCAGCGTTGACAAGGTTTGAGTGCGCCTCAAGGAGGGGTACTCCTTTTGAGTAGTACTGGTCTAGCGCTTCGTGGATTCGGCTACCGAGAGCCAAGGCACCAGTTACGTCCTTGTACTTGGGTTGAAGCCGTCGGTAGTACTGCAACCACCACTTGCGCCTGCAGTCTTTGAACGTTTGTAGTTCAGAGTTAGAAAGTCGAACAACGCCACTCATCACTTACCTGCCTTATCTGCCTTGAGGATGGAAAGCAGTTGGTCCTTGTCACGGACGACCTGCTCAAAGTTGTCTGCCTTGGTTTCCAAAACCTGCAGAACACGTTCTTCAATAGTCCCCTCGGTCACATAGTCCGTGATGATGACGGAATCGTGAATCTCAGAGCCAATACGGTGTACTCGGTCCACCGCCTGCTTGTGGTCTACGAGAGACCACGGGCGTTGGAGCATCACCAACCGACGAGCAGCAGTCAAAGTCACACCGACACCTCCTGCTTGAGCGGTGAACAGAATCCATTTTGTCTTACCACTTTGGAAGTCGTCAATAGCTTTCTGACGTTCGTCTTCGTCTTGCGCTCCTGTAATCAGACCGTGCTCAATCTTGTTCTTCGTCATCGCTGCGCTAAGAAGTTCGATGAGCTGACGAGAAACGGCGCAGACAGCAACAGAGTCTTCACCGAAGTCTCCGCTCTTGATGTCCGCCATAAGAGCATCGACCTTGCACGAGGGCTCTGCGAGAACAGCCTTCATCTCTCCTGTTGTCTCGTTGACTTCCATCGTTGCGTAAGAGTTTGCAAACTGGTTGAGACGAGTGGTCTGCGTCAAAATGCTGGGAGCAGTGAGAACGTCACCGGACTCCAACTCTGTGAGCATCAGGTCACGCATCTGCTCGTATGCCTTCTTCTGCTTCGTAGACATCTCAATGTCACGGCGTTCGTGAATCTGCTCTGGCAACCAAGGAAGCACCTTCTGTTTCAACATCCGTCGCATGTGAGGATTGATGCTTCGATAGAACTCGTCCTGCATGTGAGGCTTTACTCCAAGAACCAACATCCCACCGAAAGCGTTGAGCATCGTGTCAATCATTCGCTCAATCCACTTCGTCTTGCTGGGCCAGTCCTTGGGGCTAATCCAGTGCAGGATGCTCCACAAGTCAACAACGTTGTTAGCTATCGGCGTCCCGGTGAGCGCAAATCGAATGTTCGCATCGCCCGACGCTGACCAAAGCGCACGAGTTTGCTTAGACTTTGGGTCCTTAGAACGGTGAATCTCATCTGCGATGACGGCCTTGAAGTCAATCTCATTGAGTTCTCGGATGTGGACCTCGCATCGGTTGGTGCTAACTCCTTCATCATGTCCTCCACATTCTGAGCATCGGGTAAGGGCGACCGAGCCGTAGGGGGCCAGTCGTGAGTGGGTACGCAGAGACTCCCAGTTGATGATGATGACATCAATGTTGCTTTCTACTGCTGTCTCGAACTGCTTCTTCCGCTTTGCTGCTGTCCCCTTGACAACCTGAGTTGTCACCTCGGGCCACCACTTGTTGAACTCTCGGGCCCAGTTGTTCTTCAGTGTGTTGGGGCAGACAATAAGAGCCGGAAAAACATCCTCGCCTTGCTCTTTCAGACGCTTCAGCGCACGGATGGCCTGAGCGGTCTTACCTAGACCCGGCTCGTCTGCGAGGAGAGCACGCTTGGCTGTTGCGAGGTACGCAACACCTGCACGCTGGTGGGGGAAAAGGTCTTCGTCACCCTCATACTCTTCAAGTTCACGGAGGGCTAGAGAGGGGTCAACCATATTGTTGAGATACTTGGTCGCCCAGTCAACTAGTTCTGGGCCAATCTCAAGGTCGGTGGTGAAAGTCGAGCGCAGGGCTAGACAACTTGTCCACGATAGAGGGACACGCCAAACCTGCTCTTGGGTTGACCAAGAAGACCCGGGGATGCTCTTACAAAGTTCTTTGTACCGCCAGTCGCAGTTAATTTGAATGTGCGACTTGTCGTTGTCGAGGTCTATCAGAACTGGCAACTTGCCATCCTTTCGTCGTTACGTCTTTCAGTGTAGCACATGCCTAACAGCTTGTGCGGAGTTTTTTAGTTTTTTCTGTTAGGCATCTTTCAGGAGGGCCCTAGGAACCCAGCCTTCCTTGACCAGCCTTAGCAGACCATGCCGGATGGCATCGTTAGCGTGCCCAGCACCGCCCCTGTGCCACGTTCCCAGTTCCTTGAGTCTTGGGTTAGGGAACATGTTTTTGGCGTTCACAGGGGCTTGGAAGGTGATTTTAGAGGGGTCGTAGCCGTAGCGGTGACAGAGATACTTGAGGACCCCAATCTGCTCTAGGGAGTAGGGGGCTTGAGAGTTTCGGACAGTTTGAGCGTTGATAATAAAACTCTCACAGCAGACCAAAAGCTCGCTCTGGTCGGACTCCAACTTCAAAATTTCTTCGACTCTTTGTCCAAATTCTTCAGCAGTCAGCTCTGAAGACTCCTGCACTTTCACGGTCAATGCATGTGAGTCATACGCCAAGAGGGCGAATCCTGTCGTCTTTCCGGGGTCAACTGCCATCACCAGCGTCTTCATGTCCACACCACTTCCGATACTCCGTATCTCTTCAGATACCTCTCGCACTTTTTGCAAGGCTTAG